AAATTTGATGAGGTATCTAAAATAAATGTTGATACTGCGTTAACCTTCATTTTATATTTAAAAGATAAGAGCAAGCAAAAGTAGGCTTGTAAGGTGTTATATTAGTATGGCAACATTCTTTAATTATGTAACCGACATTAGAACTATTTGCAGCAGTCACCCACAGGTAGCGGCAAATTATTACGGTGACAACATCCAAATTGATTCTGAATCAAAGAACCTTTACCCTGCTATTGTGGTTGAGCCAGCACCTGCAAATATTGTTAACGGTGCAATAGACTACGTTATAAACATAGTTTGCGTTGATTTAATGAAGATTGATCGAAGCCATGATCTTGAGATTGATTCAAAAATAATTCAAATATTGACCGATATTATTGGCGATATTAAAATGAATGCGGTTTTTAAAGAGTTTAATATTGATGCAGATATTACATTAAATCCTATTGACCCGTCGCCAGAGTTTAACGATTCACTTTTAGGGTGGTCGGTACAAATTACAGCAACGGCAAAACTTCAAAAGACAGGGTGTTCAAATAGCATAATTAATAATTAATGAGCTTCCTACAATCAAAAAAAGTAGTTGATGAGTTCAATAAATTTAACGAGGCTATTGTAGCGCAAGCTCGTTTAAATTTAGCAAAAGGGATTAACGCATCGGGCGCACTTTCAAAGTCGCTATCTTCATCATATGAGCCTAAAAAGAATAGTTTTAGGTTGACTTTTTCGATGGAAGATTACGGGCAATTTATTGACGAAGGTGTAAAGGGTTCAAAGAGTTCTGCAAAAGCGCCAAACAGCCCATTTAAATACACTAATAAAATGCCACCATCTGGAGCATTGGATAGATGGGCTGCAAGGAAAGTATCAAGCGCAAGAAATGCAAAAGGGCAATTTGTTAGCCGAAAATCTTTAGTTTATGCGATCAGAAGAAGTATATTTTTATACGGAATAAATGCAACCCATTTTTTTACTGATGCTTTTGAGGCAAAAATGAAAGACTTTGATAAAACAATGTTTAAAATAATAGGATTTGAGGTTGATGAACTATTAACCTTTGCAAAAAAAAATAATTAAATGGCAACAACAATAAACGAGGCTTCAGGAGTAGCAAATTTTGATAAGATAACAGCTTTGCAAGAGCCTTTAGTCGGTGTGTTACTTGCCAGCCCAATACCATTATACAAGTTTAGATATATCCTACAAATTTATGTAAACAATGCGGCACAAGCTAAAATAAAACAGCAAAAGAATGTAGCATCAAGAGCAATAATTGACGCAGGCAGAATAATCCGATCTTTTGAATTGCCTAAATATGAGCAAAGTGCAGGTAACCCTATACACAACGCAAATGTAGCGGTTCAAGGTACAGGAATAGTTAAATATATTGAATTAAAAGCAGGGCAAGAATCAGCAACATCAGCGACATCAAACCCTACTCAATCACTTGCAGATGATACACAAACATTTTATTGCTTAATGGGAAAGTGGCAGTTTAAAGATGGGGTTAAACCTGACTTAACGCCATACATTTACCAAGATAATACAGACAAAATAAAGTATTTAACATCTGCACCTTTAACGGTCAAAGCAAGGTTAGAGGATTACGGAATGATTGCTTTTTTAAATGCAGATTTAGAATCGCCTGCATCGCCAATTGAAACGTTAGCCTATGAAATTACTTTTTTTGATTCGTCAGGCGTTCAAATTGGGTCTATAATTAGTAAAGCCTTTGAAGCTGATTTATTTGGTGGGGCTGCTGTAACTACATTAGCCTATAATAAAGAACAAGAAGTTGGTTATTATCTACCTTTTGCACCTGCTAATATTGAAGCCATTACAGGCGTTACCATACCATCAAATGCGGCATCTTATACATTACTATTGTATGATGATGCAGGTCAGGCGGTTTGGGAAACAAAAACGGTTGAATTATATGAAGATTGCAAATACACAACAACCCGTTTAGCGTGGAGTAATGAGTTCAATGCTTGGGATTATTTCAACTTTGAGTTAGCGCATACGGAAACGATAAACATAAGTAGAAAAAAACTAACCAAACCTTTTGGGAGTTGGGGTGCTGCAGCTTTTGAATATCAAAACCACGAAAGAGGTGAATCAATTTATGATATATCAGGAGAGCAGCAATTTACGGTTACTTCTAACTGGTTAAATGATGCAGATTTTATTTGGCTTAAAAGTATGCTGATGAGTAAAGAGGTTCAAGTTCAAGATGGTAACAAATGGTTTAGCATTGTTATTACTGATTCATCTTTTGAATTAAAACAAGATATCAAAGGTCAGTTAAATAATTTGACATTAACGTATAAAATGGCTAACAAATTAAGATGATTCAATTAATCGCCCTTAAAAATAACGCTCAACATTTTTTAGACATTGACAACAATGCTCAAATTTCTATAAATTACCAAGCATCTGACATCCGAGAGTTTAGCGAAAGGACAAGTAATTTTACACAGACTTTTGAGCTACCTTTTACACCTACAAATGACCAATTTTTTGATTTTATTTATAATGTAAATCAAGCTAATGATGATTCAAGCGGAGTAATAGACCCTGCTGTTTTTAATTTGTACGGCAAAACAGAATGCACTTTAGTAGTTGATTCAATCCCTCAGATTCAAGGGTATTTGTATGTAGATTCAATCAATAAAACAAGTCGTAACTATTCGGTTACAATAATAGGCGAGCTTTCAAATTTTGTTGAAGCAATAAAAGATAAAAAACTTAATCAATTAGATGAAACTTGGTTAAATACATTTTCACATCAATTAAGTTTAACTAACATCATAAATAGTTGGGATGATTTAATAACCTATTTAAGCTCAGGAGCTGACCGAAGCGTTATAAAATACCCAATGATTCAGTACGGTATTAATAACCGTTTATGGTCAACGGGAGGCGGTGGAGCTAACGACATACAAGTTGATGCGGGAGCAATAAAAATAAACGAGTTAAAACCTGCGTTTAATGTTAAAACAATGTTTGATAGAATATTTGCAGAAAGCGGATTTGAATATACAAGCAATTTTATTACGAATGATGACTTTAACTTTTCTGACCTTTATTTTAATTTAGCAGGGGATAAGCCTAATATGATTGTTAACCAGTTGCCGTTAGGTTTTAAGGCTTATAAATCACACCGACAAACATTAACCACATCTTTTTCAGATGCCATACTTGATGATGACGTAACAAATGGTTATGATTTACACAATGACTATAACAATACTTTATATCAATGGACTTGTGCGTTAGGAGGTAAATATACTTTTACTTTTTCAGGTAGCGCAACATACACACAAGCTGCAACATCGCCAGTTTCATTACTTACATCTAAGGTAATTATTAATACAGGTTCAGGTTTTGCAGATTACACTACTTTACAACAAGTAATTTTAAAAACAGGAATTACAGAAACATTTAACCATTCGTTTACAATTACTTTATCATCAGGAGATGCTTTAAGAATACAACTAAACGCAAGCGAAAGTAGTACAGAATTAGATGCTGGTTCAGCTTGGCAAATGACAAGGCAGGCTTACGCATTTGAAGGTTACAATTTATACATACAAGATAATTTACCCGACATTAATCAGCTTGATTTTATTACAGCTGTTGTGAAGCACTTTAACATGATGATTGAGCCACAAGCGGACAATCCAAAATTATTGAGATTAGAGCCTTACCCCGATTACATTGATGACGGTTTAGAGGTTGATTGGACTGATAAACTTGACATAAGTAAAGAGCATTCAATAAAGCCAACAACTAATTTCAGAAGCAAAGAATTGATTTGGAAGTGGGCAGATGATAAGAATTATTTAGGAACTTACAGGAAAGACTACAACAAAAGACCGTACGGAAGTTATAAACTAATTGATGAAAGTGAGTTAGTAAGTGGTCAATGGAAGTATGAGAGTTTATTTGGTGATCCTATAAATTTAACCGCAAGACCGAATGACGGAACTTCACCAATGCAAATGTGTGTGATGGATTTATCAAGTAGAGATAAAACAGGGCTTGCTATTCCATTAGTTGGTAAAACTCGAATGTTTTATTTTAAGAAAAAAACAATGACCAGCTCATATAAAATATATGATGGTGATGGGTTAGCTTATACAAGCCTAAATGATTACGGTTACGCTGGGCATATGTCAGATGTTCCAAGTACAGCAGATGTATTTGATATTAATTTTAGTAATTCATATTCTAAAATATTTGATTCAAATCAATGGATAGGCGCACCAACTCAAAAAGATATATTTACCAGTTATTGGGATAGGTTTATAAATGAGATTTATGGCAGCGATGCGAGAGTATTTACAGGTCATTTTAATTTAACCCCTGTCGATATATTTAACCTTAGATTTAACCACAAAATATTTATAAAAAATTGCTGGTATCGTATAAACAAAATTAGCGGATACGCTCCAAACAATAACGCTACTTGTTCAGTTGAATTAGTGAAATTATTTGAAGCAAGTGTTGGCAGTGTTAATTGTGATTTAATACCAAGTTCATTTAATATAAACGGAACGGTTGATTTTATTGATGGCGTTGGAGATTCACAAACACCGACAAGACAATGCTGTGAAAATTTAGGTTACACTTTTCAAGATGGCTTTGGAGAGGGCGAAGAAGCAAAATGCTATTGGCGTTTGTTTGGTGATCCAAACGATCCAAACGAAGCACCAAACTCAGGAACATTAGAAGGTTAAAAATATGAAAGATTTAATACACATACTAAATTTAATTCAAGACTTAGACATTAAACCAATTTCTGATGAGATGAAAATAGCTTTAGGCAAAAACGAATTACCACGCACTTTCAAGGGTGCTATTAAGAAAATTAAAACGGAGGCGAAATGGCGAAAACAGTAACTTATAACGTAGTATCTGATACAACTCAAGCGGTTAAATCACAAGAGAATTTAACTGATGCGGTTGAAGATACTGGCGAAGCCATGAAAGACACCAAAAAAGAAACGGCTGATTATGGTGGTGTAATTGATAAGTTAACGGGCGGTATGGCTTCATCTTTTAAAGGTGCGATAAAAGGCGTTAAAGGGTTAAGTAAAGGTTTTAAAGGGCTTAGAGGGGCGGCAATGGCTACTGGCATTGGTCTTTTAGTTTTATTAGTTACAGGTGCTGTTGAATGGTTTACAAAGTTTGATTCTGCAATTAGATTGACGGAGCAAGCAATGGATGCAATTGGGGCTGGCGTTTCTCAATTAGCCAAATCTTTTGAGGCATTATTAGATGGAGATTTAGATGGTGCGGCAGAAGCATTTACCGATATAGGGAGCGCAATGAAAGACGCAGCAAAAAACGCAGGTGAATTATTCGATATAAATATAAAATTACAAGAGTTACAAGCAAAAAACATCCCTTTAAATGCTCAACTTAGACAAGATTTAGAACTACAAAAAAAGATATTAGAAGATACAACTCTAACCGAAAAAGAAAGGTTGGTAGCATTAGAAAACGTTACAGCTTTATCAGCTCAAATACAACAAAACGCAATTGATGAAAACGTTTTAAAACAAAAGGCATTAGAGGCGACTTTAGCTAATGCAGATAGTGCATCATTAGAACGTGAATTAAAAATTGAGTTAGCACAAGTACAAGCCGAATTAATTACTCAAGAGGGTGGATTACTTTTAATTAAAAAAGATGCTGAAAAGGTTGAGCGTGAAATTTTATCTATTACAAGACAAAAAAGAATTGATCAACTTGCGGAAGAATTAAGAATTAAAAAAGAATTAAACGCAATAGACAAAATTGAGTTAGAGGGATTTGATTCAGTAATAGATGCTACCAATAAAAATAACAATGAAATATTAATGAGCAACCGTAAGTTAGCGGGAGGTCTTAAAGAAATTAAAGATGAGGATTTAAAATACACACAATTTACAGAGGAAGAAAAACGATTAGCAGCAGTCGGAACGGTTGACGCTATTGGACAAATTTTAGGTAATTTAGGAACAATATTTGAAGGCAATGCAAAAGCACAAAAATCAATATCAATTGCACAAGCATTAATTGATACATACAAAGGAGCAAACGCAGCTTATGCGTCACTTTCCACTGTTCCAATTGTGGGTGTTCCTTTGGGTATAGCAGCGGCAGCGGCAGCAGTTGCGGCAGGTTTAGCAAATGTTAAAAGAATTAAAAATACTAAAATATCAAAAGCAACAGCTCCATCAGCATCAGGTGGTAGTGGTGGTGGTTCATTTAGTGGTAAACCTTCAGGCGGTGGAGCGGATAACTTTTTCCCAACTCAGATTGGAGCAATACCACAGAATACATCAAATGTAAACGTTCAAAACTTAAATAATACACCACCAAGAGCGTATATAGTTGCAAGTGACATTGCAGACTCAACGAGAGCGCAAGAAATATTAAAACAAAAATCAACATTGTAATGAAGACACCAATAATAGAGTTAACAATAGACGACGAAGACGTAGAAGAAAATGGAATCTTTGCAATTAGCATAGTAGATTTCCCAGCAATTGAAAAGAATTTTATTGCACTATCGAAAGACAAAAAACAGGTTAGCATGGCAGCGGTTGACGATGATCAACACCTCTTAATCGGTGCTGCATTGATACCAAATAAAATGATTCTTAGATTAGATGAGGATGATGCGCCTTATTATATTCATTTCAGTAAAGACACCATCAAAAGAGCGGCTTACAGGTTCTTAAAAAACAATATGACACATAACCATACTTTGCAACATGATGAGCAAATCAAAGGCTTATACGTTGTAGAGAGTTGGATTGTTTCCGATCCTGCAAATGACAAATCAGCATCTTTAGGATTAGATGTTCCAAAAGGTACTTGGATGGTTGCAATTAAAGTTGACAATGAGGACATTTGGAATAAACAAATAAAAACAGGCGAGGTTAAAGGCTTTAGTATTGAGGCTTATTTTGATGAGAAATTAAGAGCCATCAACAAAGATGTTTTAATTAGCAAGGCAGTTCAAGCAGCAAAAGAGATTATTTAGTACATTTGCTTTAAGTAAAAACAATATGGCAGGAGGAAGACCGACAATATACACAGATGAATTAGCGGCTTTAATATGTGAACACATTAGTAGTTCTACCAAAAGTCTTAGGACTATTTGCAAGGAAGTTGAAGGCGTTGAAGTTCAAACAATATTATCTTGGTTAAGAGATAAACCAGAGTTTTTGGCACAATACACGCGAAGCAAGCAAGAACAAGCTCAAGCATTAGCAGATGAGATAATAGCAATTAGCGATGATGCTAAAAATGATTATGTTGATGGCGAGTATGGAAGGGTTGGAAATTCAACAGCCGTACAACGTTCTAAATTAATGATTGATTCACGTAAATGGATTGCATCAAAATTATTGCCTAAAAAATACGGTGATAAAATTGAGGTTGACAATAAAGGCAAAATAGATAATAACTTAACGGTTACAATCATCCGAAACAAAAAGGAAAAAGAGGATTGAATTCTGAGGCTAATGTAGTATTTGAGCATTTAACAGACTCAGATAAAAGGTTTATTATAGAGCAAGGCGGAACTCGTTCAGGCAAAACATATAATATCTTAATGTGGTTAATTTCTTATTGCTTTAAAAATACAGGCAAGACTATAACCATTTGCCGAAAGACTTTACCGAGCTTAAAGGGTTCAGCATATCGAGATTTCATTGAGATACTAACCACGCTTGAATATTACGAAGCAACAGACCACAACAAAACAGAATCATTTTACAATCTTAACGGCAATCTAATTGAATTTATAGCAATTGACCAAGCGCAAAAGATTAGAGGGCGTAAACGTAACCTTTTGTTTATTAACGAGGCAAACGAAATAACCTACGAAGACTTTTTTCAGTTGAACATGAGAACAACTGACCGAGTTATTATTGACTACAACCCGTCAGAGGAGTTTTGGATTGAACAAATAAAGGTTAGAGATGATGCAGATTTTCACATAACAACCTATTTAGATAATCCGTTTCTACCGACCGTTTTAGTGCGTGAGATTGAACGAATAAAAGAGGTTGATGCTGACTATTGGCGAGTCTATGGTTTAGGCTTACAAGGCTACATTCGAGGTCAGATATTTATGAATTGGAAGGAATCAAATAAGTTTCCTGACTCTGTGAAGTGGACTTGTTACGGTTTAGATTTTGGTTTCACTAATGACCCTACCGCTTTGGTTAAGGTTGGCATATCTGATGGTGAGTTGCACGTTGAAGAATTAATCTATGAGCATGGTTTAACAAACGATGATATTTGCAAGAAGTTAACCGAATTAGGATTGGACAGGACAGACGTAATAGTTGCAGATTCAGCCGAGCCAAAAAGTATTGAGGAAATATATAGGCAAGGCTTTAACGTGAGAGGCGTTACAAAGGGAAAGGATTCAATATTAAACGGAATTGATATACTTAAACGACAGCCATTAATTGTATGCGGTGAATCGCTTAATTTGAAGAAGGAATTCAAGAACTATAAATGGCAAAGCGATAAGAACGGCAACCATATTAATAAACCGATTGACTTTTACAATCACGCTTTAGATGCTTTACGCTATGTTGGCTTATTTAAATTAAAGATTGTTAACGCTGGAAAATATACAGTTAGGTAAAATAATCAACAAAAAATTAGGTGGTGTTAAAAAAGGGTTTAAATTTGTATTCAACAAAACGAAACTAAAACTACAAATTATGACAACTAAAAAAAGAGTAACAACTAAAAGATTTTGTGCAGGGGAATACAAAGTATATGTATATGGTGTATTTGCGGGAAATATAACTAATGGTGCAAGTGAAACGGTAGGTGAATGGACAGCTTTTGATAAAGACAATGAGTGGATTTCAACAACTACGTCGAAATGGGAAGCTCTAACAAATTATTAATATGAAAGACTACCAAAAAGAGTTTGAGGCGTTTATTGATTCAGAAGATTTTGTAAATGATGATGGTTGGATAGGAACGACCAACGGAAAGAAAACAAGCTATTCATTTAAAGGCGGTGACATTGTTATTGAGGTTGAAGAAAACCCAACTGAAAACTTATTAAATGCTCTTAACTCTGCGATGACTATATTGCGATCTAAGCGACTATTAAAGTTGCGTAGTGAATTACTATCAGATTTTAGTATTGAGGCTTTAGAACGCAAGAAATCAATCGACAACGCTAAGTTAAAGATTGGAACATCAATAGGTTTACCGATAAGATAATTATATTTGTAGCATGAGCTACTTAAATAATTTATTACATCGGCATCAAATAGATAGGCTGCTAAGAATACAAATGAAGTTATGTGTTAATTTAGGCGTTGATTCAACAGTTGACGAAAAGAAAACAGCTAACAAAAAAATAGCTTTGCTTGATAGATTGATTCGTAAAGTAGACCGAAAATTCTTTTAAGATGAATATACATTTAACAACCTCCATGAGAGGTGGTGTGAACTATCACCGAATGGTTACGCCTCACGTAAACCTATTAAAAAAATACCCAGAGTTTCAAATAACAACCTCCGTTGATGATCGTTCTTGGATTAAATTAGATTTGAGCAAGATTAATATCTTGGTATTTACTCGAATGATTTCTTTGGAAGGTTTAGAATATAAAGGCGTTAACTATTCACTTGAAGAAATTGTCAAGAAATACAAAAAGTTAGGTATTAAATTTGTTGTTGATGTAGATGATTATTGGATTCTTGATAGAACACATCCTTCATATAAAATATATGGTAAGGAATATCAAAAGCAAGTCAGGTTATCTTTAAGGCTTGCGGATTTAGTTATCACAACAAACAAAAGGTTAGCGGATAAGATTAGACCGATAAATAAAAACATTGAAATCATACCAAATTGTATTTACAAAATACATAAACAATGGGATTATTCACCACTACCAAAGAAAACAAAGTTTGGTTATTTAGGTGCTACATCTCATAAGGATGATGTTAATTTAATGGGCGTTGATTGGTCAAATTATGATGCTACCGCATTCGTTAAAATGTATAAGCAAAACGGTTTTAAGATTAAGCCTGCAAAAGATGTTTACGAGTATGGAAACCTTTACAACAATATAAGCGTCTCATTAGCTCCAATAGTTAGCAGCCAATTCAATAGCTGCAAATCAAATTTAAAGGTAATAGAGGCAGCCGCAAAAGGTCGTATGATTATATGCAGCGATGAACACCCGTACAAGGATTTTGAATCTGTTTTGTATGCTACCGACTGGCAAAGTCAAGTTGATTTATTAAAAGACTTCACACCAGATGCGATGCGTATTGTAGCCAAAAGGTTAAGCGATGAGGTTAACGATCAATATAATTTAGACACTTGGACAGATTACAGGGCTAAAATATACAAGAGTTTGTAATAAAAAAGCCCCAAATTAATGAGGCTGTTTTTAAATTATAGGGGGAATTTTACCCCCTTTTGTTTTTATTTTTTATTTACTATAAATTGAATTAGTAATGTTCTCAACTCATCTTTAGTTAGTGACTCTAAATAATCTTGAGTTCCTTCTGAATCAGTCATATTGTTTTGTACTGACTTGATAACTTGTTCTTTTGTGTATTCGTTGAAATTTTTCATTTTGTTTGTTTTTAGTTTGTTTGTTAATACAATAGTAAAACTAATATTTAACATGACAATGAAAAAAAACACTTATTTTTAATAAACCTTTGAAACTGTGGGCCACAAAAGGATTGAGAGGATTGCAATTTACCTAATTAAGCGAAACTAAAGCCAATCAAAAGCGAAACTAAAGCGAAACTAAAGCGAAACGAAAGGCATAAGATAAGATAAGATAAAAGAAGATAAGATAAAAGAAGATAAAAGAAGATAATTAAAAAGGTTTTTTTATTTTTTTCAATTTGGGAATTTTACTAAGTATTTGTGTTATACAATAAAACAATATGACAAATCCCGTAAAATCATTTGGCGAAAACCTAATCAAGTTAGGTGAAAAGCTCGTTGGTGAGGCTAACACCGAACTAACAACCGAAGAAAAAGAAAATACACACAATGTAAAACTTGCCGAAGGCGTAACCGAAGAAGGCGTTCGAGTTTATTCCGATGATGAAAGCTGGAAAGTTGGATCTGAGGTGTTTGTTGAAGTAGATGGCGAGAGAGTGTTAGCTCCAATAGGCGAACACGTTTTAACCGATGGCAGCGTTATCGTTGTAGAGGTTGAAGGTATCATTTCAGAATATAGAGCAACAGAAGAAGTTAAAGAAGAAGTAACCGAAGATGTTGAGGTTGAAGAAAAAGTAGAGCAAGAAAAAGAAGCGGTTAATCCAAAGTCAGTTATTGACAGAACAGAAAGAGAAATCAAATTTGAAAATGAGGTTGAAACTTTAAAAGCTGAAATTTTAGAACTTAAAAGCAACACCGAAGCGTTAACCGAATCAGTTACAAACACATTAGCTGAGTTAACTA